ACTTAGCTGATGCATTTGGTTCTGTCCAAGATGAAAATGATCTATTAAGACTAGGTTTTAAACTATTCGATTCTGAAGGTGTTGCTGTAGTTAATACATTGAGAAATGGTTCACAAGCATTACAAGATTATTTCGATGAAGCTAAAGCTCTAGGATTAGTACTTGATAATGAAACTGTACGAGGTACTGAAGCTTTTAATGATAGTATATCTAAAATTACTCAAAGTGTTAGAGGTTTCGTATTACAAGTTGTTGGCAAATTGGCTCCTGCGTTTGGTTTTATAGCTGATCAGATAGTAGAGAAAATAAAAGAAATTAATGAATCACCTCAAGATTTCAAATTCACAGCTCAATCCATAGCAACAAGCATAATGGATATTTTGGTTGCATTTCTACAAACAATCAAAGGAATGTTGCAAGGAGTAAAAGATTTTGTTCTAGATACTAAACTTGCTTTAAATGCAATTCCAGGTATAGATGTTGGTTTTACTGAAGATGAAGGAAAGCTAGCAAAATTAGAAGAGAGAGCAAGATCACTACAGGATATATTATCAAAACCTGCAACACTAGGAGAATCACTTACAGGATTGAGAGATGTATCTATACAAGACATAACTAGACAAATAAATAAATTAAGTTCTGAATTAGGAATAGAAGGACTAGGTATATTTGCAGATTTAGATGATGTTGATGCATTTATCACAAAAATAAGAGAAAAGCTTGGTAGTGACTTAGATACATCTTTTATAGATTCAGCTATAGCAATAGCAATTGCAGGTAAAGATAAAATAGGTAAAGCTTTACTAGTTACAAAGAAAGATGAAGAAGATGATGCAGAAGATCCTATAACTGAATTTGATGCATTTATAAAACAAGCTCAACAAATAGCAAAACAAGCATTTAATCAATTAGAAACACCAACTGAGCTAATAGGTAAAGGATTAAAAGAAGCATTTATGATAGGTGAACAAGCCTTGATAGATATGGTCATGACAGGTAAGGCAAGCTTTGCAGATTTAGGTAGATTCATAGCAGCAACATTAGCACGAGCTTTTATAAGAAAAAGAATAACTAATCCTTTAATGAATCTATTAGATTTAGGTGGTGAACCAGAAGGTAATGCTAGTGGAGGTTTTGTCGTAGGTGGCACTCCTTATATGGTTGGAGAAAAAGGAAAAGAATTATTTATACCTTCAACATCAGGAAAAATTATTCCTAACAATCAATTAATGCAAGCTGCACCAGAACAATCAGAATCCGTTAATGTTAATTTTAAGATTGAAGCCACAGATGCTAGTGGTTTTGATGAATTACTATCATCAAGAAAGAATCAAATCGTGGCTATGATTTCACAAGCTATGAATCAAAAAGGTAAGGTAGGTTTAATTTAATGGCAGGTGCATTTCCAACAACCAAGAAACCTAGAGTGTTTAATTTCACTTCTAACAGACCAAATAGCACAGCCTATACATTAAGTGGCAAAAGATCAGTTAAACAGTTTGCAGCCCAATATTTTAGCTTCAGTGTACAAATGCCACCTATGAAGCAATCAGACTTTCAAGAATACTATGCCTTCCTAGTCAAACAAAAAGGCAGCTTTGAAGATTTTACTTTTGAATATCCATTAGATAACTTAGGCGCTGATAAAGGTGAAACAGATATATTAACTAATGGAGCACAAGCTGTCGGTGATAATACAATAGCTATGGATGGTTTCTCAGTTTCTACTACAGGCGTACTGAAAGCTGGTGATTTAATTAAGTTTGCTAATGACAATAAAATATACATCGTAACAGCAGATGCTAATTCCAATGCTAGTGGCGAAGCAACTGTAGCTATTGAACCACCTTTACAAGATGCTGTAGTTAATAACGAAGCAGTTACAGTTAATAAACCATCATTTACTGTTGCTTTAGTGCAAAACGATGTTCTATATAGCACTGATGCAGCAGGTTTCTTTACATTAAGTTTTGATGTTCGTGAGGTGTTGTAATGGCAAGGACATTAAGTTCTAATATACAATCACAAATAACTGAAGAAGGAATAAGGGTTGTTCATTTACTAAAATTAGACACATCAACATCAATTAGAGTTACGAATCATGTCAAAGATTTAACATATAGCTCAATTACTTATGAAGCTGGTGGCAACTTTTTAGATATAGCAGAAGTACAAGAAACTGGCTCATTAGAATACAGTAATTTGAATATCGGTTTAAACAATGTCACTGATGCTGTTAGAGATGTTTTTAAAGCACAAGATTATATTAGTAAGACTGCCACTGTATTTGTAGCTTTCTTAGATGCTAATGAAAACATTATCGATGCTTATGAATACTTTAAAGGCACAATCGCATCTTCTAGTATCAGTGAAGCTAAAGAAGGTTTCAAAATCAATATTGAATTGGCTTCGCAATGGAAAAACTGGGAAATTAAAAAAGGACGTAGATATACCCAAGCATCGCAAAAGGAATATTTAGATAAAAATTCTTTAACAACCGATGTTGGTTTATCGTTTGCACATGAAGCCACTGCTAATGTGAGGTGGAATAGATAATGTTTAACAAATGGAATAAGTTCAAAAGCTATCTTACCAATAGTTTAGGAGAAGTTGGTGCTGGTGTACCTTTCGGTGCTGGTGGTGGCAATCCTTATTTAGCTGTTTTCTTAAGTGTAGGTAAAGCTATATTTAACTTTTTAAGCAAACCAGCAGTGCAACTTTCTTTATTTGTTGCTCAAGGTGTCATGGCTCATCAAGCAGCTATGAAAGCCAAAAGGACTGGTGCTGACATCCTATTACAAAAATATGGTACAGGTGGCGGCATACCAGTTATCTATGGAACAAGACGAGTTGCAGGAACAGTGGTTTACATGGAGACCCAAAACAATAGAGAGCTTTTTGTTGTGTATGCGATTGCAGGTCATGAAATCGATAGTTTTGATTTAGAATCCATACATTTAGATGGTAGAACGATTAAAGATACAAAGATATATCGTCAAGGTTACGACATATCAGATGGTACAACCAGAATTAATTTTAGACCTAGCAGTGTAACCAGAGCATCTGGTACATTCTGGGGTAATACACCTGCTGAAAGAACCAACATAACAGACGGAGCTAATACTGGTGACAATGCCAGAATGACATTCAACTGTCATAAAGGTACAACTACTCAAGCAGCAGACCCAATGCTATCAGGCATTATTAGTGAATGGACAGCAAACCATAAGCTATCAGGCATTGCTTATATCGCTGCTAACTATGAATACGATACACAAGGTATGTTTACAGGCATACCTAATTTAACCATCGTTGTTAATGGTAAGAGGGTCTTTGACCCTAGAGATACAGGTCAAACATTTGGCACAGAATCAACTTATACTCATTCATCTAATGCTGCTTTGTGTTTATTGGATTACATTACCAATGACGATTATGGTAAAGGTTTAGGTTCAAGCGATTTAGAATCTGATTTTGCTTCTTGGAAAACAGCAGCCGATAATTGTGATACATCTGTTGATACTATAGATCATACTGGCATATCGGTTGAATCAGCATCAACAGACAGCGATGTGATGATTATTGCCGATGCTAGTCAAGCTAAATTTAATAAATTAAAAGTTGGTAACAAATATACTGTTGATGATGGCACAACCACTTATGTTGATAATAAAAAGCTAATAGATAAAGACAGCACACAAATAGATTTAGATGGCTCTAATCCTTTTGCTATACTAAAACTTAAATTTGAAGATGGTGCTATAGATAATGCCATCACTTCAGCTACATCTTGTGATTTTGCAGAAACACAAATTAGATTTGATTGTAATGGTGTGTTAGATACTGAAGAAACTGTATTGGAAAATACCAAGCTATTGATTGCCAATATGCGAGGAATTTTTACTTATACTAATGGTAAATATCAAATTAAAGTTGAAGGTGCTGAAAGCTCAGTAGTCACATTAGATGAAGATGACATCTTAGAATCTGGCATTACATTATCTTTGGAAAACAAAGAAGCTAAGTACAACAAGGTAGAAGCTGAGTTTTACAATGCACAAAAAAGGTACGAATCAGATACTACTTATTACACAGGTGAAACTTTAGATACATTCTTAGCAGACGATGGTAATGAAGTATTGGAAACTAGAATACAGCTACCATTCTGTACCAACCAAAGAATAGCTTACAACCATGCTAAAGGCTTATTAAAAAGATCAAGAAAACAAAAAACCATATCCTTTGTAGCTACACCTAAAGTCTTAAAAGCTAAAGTGGGTGAAGTCATAACTGTTAGCAATACCAACCTTAATTTATCTAGTGAGCTATACAGAATCACCAACATGACTATCAACCCTGATCTAAATATAGCTGTTACTGCTATTGAATATCAAACTGATGTTTATGGTTATGTCACCCCACCAGATGAAGATATCGATATACCAGACGACCCACCAGAAGGTAACAGAGTAGTAGCACCAACTAATCTAACCTTCACTAATAAAAATGCAACCACAGGTGAAGCAGCTAAATTAACTTGGACTGATTCTACAAAATATCCTAGTTATGAGTTTAGGGTACGAATTATCGATGGTCTAAAGACTAGATACGATAAGCGCGTTAAAGACACATATTTTTACTTAGATGGCATATCTGTTAAGAATGGATATGTAGCTAAGGTTTCAGCGATTAATGCGTTAGGAGTTGAATCTGACAGCACAGACATCACAGTTAATGTCACAACTGAGCCAATTACTACACCAGATATTAAACAAGGTTCTATCGGTGGCTTTAGCTTTACCGACAGCAAAATGTATCATCCTGTTGATGGTAGTGATACAGGCGTCTTTGAAACATCCAATGTCTATATAGACGACACAGGACAATTCTCACTCAAAGACAAATTATCTTTTGATGGTACTACTTTAACTATAGATGGTGATGGTACTTTCTCAGGTGATATTTCATCAGCTACAGGAACTATATCTAATAGCATCCAAATAGGGTCTGGAGAATCAGTATTTATAGCCGACAGCAACGGAATCTATTTAGGAAATGAAACCTTTGCCAGTGCAGAATTTAGTGTTACACCAGCAGGAGCAATGAAGGCCACTTCAGGTACAATTGGTGGTTTTACTTTAGGCAGTAACTTTTTAACAGCAGGATCTGATACCAGTAGGATCAAATTAAGTACAGCTGACGGCATACACATGGGGAATGATGTCTTTGCTAATGCCCCATTTAACGTTACCAAAAGTGGCCAGGTAACAGCGACAGATCTCATTTTGAAGAAAGGTAATGTTACTTACTTTGATTCAACAGATGGTTTCTCAGCAGAAGCAATAGCACAAATAGCATCTAGCTTAAATACTAGAGTACAAACCTTTGCTTTTTCTAGTGAAAACAATACCGACTATGCCACCATAGAAACTACAGAAGATAGCCAAGATATTAAATTGGTTGTTAGAGCCAATGCTTCTAATCTACAAGGTAGTGGCACATCTGAAGCATTAGCTATAGCTGAGATACCAGATAATTTAACTATCAAAATTGAATTTGATGATAATACTAGCTTTACTTCACCAACCACTATTGGTTCTTTGCAGACATACAATGCATCCACCGATGGCACACCATTGGCTTCTGAATATGAAATAGAGACTTTAGACTTATCTGAATTGGGTGGCGACTTCTCAGCATTTGTCTTAGGTAATGATGGTGCTGTAAATGCATCAGGAGACATCGTTTACACAGTCAGTAGTTACACAGTATCCACAGCAGGAACTTATTACTTCAGAGTGATCTATGACACCACAGACACCACATACAATGCCACCAATGACCCAGACAGTTTCACTAGATCATTAGAGATTGAAGATTTATCAGGTAGTGGTTTCTTAATTAGCAATGGTAGTTCAGGCTCACAAACATCCGATGCTGTTACTTTAACAGGGACACAAACTATATCAGGAGCTAAGACCTTCAGTGCCACAACAACATTTTCAGGCGATGTTAATATCTCAGGTGATCTATCGGTCACAGGTACAACCACGACCATTGACACTGCCACATTAAATGTTGAGGACAAAAACATAACAATAAATTACTCAACAGGCGATTCATCCTCTACAGCCAATGGAGCAGGTATCACCATTCAAAATGCAGTTAATTCAACGACTGATGCAACGATCTTATGGGATGCCACCAATGATGAGTTTGATTTTTCACATCCGATTAATGTCACTGGGTCATTAAATACCGATACAGCATTCATAGGAACTAGCAACACCGACAATATCAGTCATGGTGCTTTGGTTATTAATCATGGCACATTGCCACAAATATTGTTTGATGGTGGTGGTGATGCTAATTTGGATATTGCAGTGCCAAATGGTGAAATTCTGCAGATTGGTCATTGGAACACTACAACAAGTTCAGCAGTCCTTAGATTATCTATGGAATCTGGTGGCACTTTTAGTTTTGAAGGCAACCCAATACAGGGTGTTGGTGGTCTGACAGTTAATGGCAATATTTCTTTACCAAATGGAGCATCCACGATTGAATTTGGTGGCACTGGAGAAGGTGGACCACATGGTCTTAATTTTATTGATGATGATGGGACAACAGTCTTTAGAGCTTTATACAGAACTTCACCTAATACTCTGACTTTTGAAAACGCAGGAGAAAGTGCCAAACATACTTTTGATTTAGATGGTGACTACACAGCAGAAGGCACAGTCACAGCCACATCTTTCTCAGGCGATGGTTCAGGTCTGACAAACTTAACCACCACCACCATCAACAACAATGCCGACAATCGTATCATTACAGGTAGTGGCACAGCCGATACTTTAAATGCTGAAGCCAATCTGACCTACGATGGGTCAAGCTTAGATGTTGTCAGTGCTTTAATGTTAAACAGATTTACCGCAGGAAATAACACCTATGGTCTGATACAGAACCATGATTATTTTCATGAGATAGTTCTTAGAGGATATCCAACTAATAATTCAACAGGATACTCGCAAGGCAATGTCACATCATTTAATCAATATGGTGGTGATTTTAGGTTTTATTTAAAAGACATAAGCAATCTGACACTACATCAACAATTCACTTCTTCAGGCATAGATACTAAAGTTGGTGGCTTTTTAATTAATGGTACAGAAGTTATTTCAAGTGCCAGAAACTTAACCAATATCGGCACATATTCTGGTGCTGGAGATATGACCATTAGCAACTCTAGTACACCAACACTTACTGTACAAACTTCACAAACTTCTGGCAACGATGCCTTAATTCAAATTAGAGGAGCTAGAACATCATCAAGCACTTCAGATATCGCTAAAATCAAATTTGATAACAAAACAACCAGTGCTTATACAATGGCTGAGATTACAGCCAGAGACCCTTCAGGTTCACACACATTACGCAGAGGTAGTTTAATTTTTAGAACTTCTGCTGGTGGCACTTTGTCCGATGCTTTACTTATTAATCAGGATAAAAGTGCAACCTTTTATGACAATGTGACATTGACTGCTGGTGCTTTATCGGTAACAACCGACAGCGATAATGTATTTAGAAACGCTACTGACAATGATCTTGGTCATGTTTTAAGAACCAGCAATGCTTCTGATTATGCAGGTCACTGGCTAAAGGGTAAAGATGGTAATGAAGATAAATTCTTAATTGGTTATGGCTCTACACATTCAACTCAACCTAATGAACTTGCACTAAAGAACAATAATTCTAGTGGTAAGATCAATTTTTGGATTAATGCAACAAATCAACTAGAGTTGACCAGTGGTGGTAATCTTTTACAGACTGGCGGTTATCATTTAATAGGTACAGATTCAGGTGATGCTTTCAATGCCAATGCACAATTTAGAGGGCAAAGCACTGGGGCAAGTTATGTACAATTAAAAGTGGGTACTTCTTCTAGTGGTGGCATATTAATCGGTGATACTGGAGACGATTTCAGAGGTGGTTTACTTTCTTATATGCCATCTCATCCAACACTATCCAACAAAACAATTCTCTTTGCTAATAATACTGAAGTGCTTACAGCACAATCAAATGGGAATGTGGGCATAGGATTGACAGGACCTCAAAGTAAACTTCACATTTATGATGCAACTATAAATGGACTAATAAAATTAGAAAGTGGCGATTCTGAAGCCAACATAGTTTTTGAAGATAACGCAACAACAGACACAGTGAATATCGGCTGTAATGGTGATGATCTTAAATTAAGAACCGATGAAGGGAACATTACTTTCAATACAGGTACAGCAGGAACAGCTATTGAACGAGCCAAAGTGCAATCCGATGGCACATTCAGAATTGGGAACTCAAGCTCTGCTGGTTTATTGGTAGTCAGTGAAACCAATGACACTTTTCCAACCATATCACCAAGCACCAAAGCTATTTTTGCTTCTGATAATACGACTGCTTACGATGCAGGAATCTCTCTTATCGCTCCAGACGATGTCAGCATTAATTTTGGTGACTACAACGATGAAGATGCAGGAGCAATCATATACAAGAACTCAGATGATAGTATGCGATTCAATACTGCTACAGGTGAGAGGATGGTCATTTCTTCTTCTGGTGGTCTTAGTGGTATCACAACACTGGTAACAAATAATTTTATCAGAGTTGGTAATGCTCAAGTTTATGGTAGAGAAATGCTGAGAATACAAACTTCATCCAATACTCAAGACAGAGGTATCTCATTCCAAAACTCAGGTAATGCTTACTCTAATTCTATCTTTGCTGAAAATGTTGGTGGTAACGATGCCAGATTGGTCTTTACTGGTGGCAATTCAAGCACAACAGTTACATCATTATCAAGAGACTTTATGATTAACAATCAATCTGGTGGTGGTGGCGTCTCGGGCGACATTCATGCTAGAGGTGATGTTGTGGCTTTCTCATCAACCATATCTTCTGATGAGAGATTGAAGTACGACATTGAGGACATCAAGAACCCATTAGATATTATTCAATCCTTAAAAGGTAGACACTTTAAATGGAAGAAAAACGATCAACAATCGTCAGGAGTTATAGCTCAAGAAGTAGAGCAATCAGAAATGTCATTCTTGGTATCTGACAAAGTTGATATTGAGAATCCAGATGAGACCATCAAACGAGTGAAATACGATGGTTTTATTGGTGTCTTGATTGAAGCCATTAAAGAACAGCAAAAACAAATAGATGAACTGAAAGCCAAATTGAAATGACACTCCAAACCACAGGACAAATAACATTAGATGACATTCATGTTGAAGCAGGTGGCACAACAGGCACAGAAGCCAAGATAAACGATTCTGACATTAGAGGTATTGCTAACAGCATACCTTCAAGCCACAGCCCAATGCCTTTTTCTTTTTGGTATGGTGCACCTTTTTCTCTTGGTAGTTGGCCAACAGGCCCAGGCAGTGTCAAAGAACCAACCTTACCGAATGTTGGTGGATACGATAGAAATGGCGATGGCATAGGTGAAGCCACTTTTGAGTTTGGTATTAAACACGATACAGCTAATAACAGAATTGAATTTAGGCAAAAGAAAGTCACAGGCTTAAATGCGACATCTTATATTTATGATTACTATACTTATACAGGTGATGTTTTAGATAATTCAAATAATGATTTAGCTGATTGGGAGTTTAAGGCTGTGTGGAATGTTAATGAAAACGATGCATCAAGCTCAAGTTATACCACCACATTCACTACACCCAATGACAATGGTTTTAACTCAGACACTTGGTACAACATATCTAATAGCTCTCATTCACCTTATTATGAATGGACTGTCTCAACCACAGACCCATCAAATACTTCTGAGATAGAAGGCACAGTCACTTTTTATATTAGATGTACTAAAGCTGAAATTGTTATGCCATTCACTACAGGTTATGACGATTCAGGCCTTAAATCATTGGATGTCTATGCCAATGCAGGTGATTTCCCAGTCATTGAACCTTAAACATTTATTTTAATTTATATTTAATTTACAATTACCTTTATGGCAATAGAAATGACACGCTCTGTATCAAGATGTGAGGTTTACCCTGCACTAGACGATTCGCAGCCTAGAATTGTAGTGATTTATGAATATTCGTTTGATGACCCAGATGACGATATTTTGCCACAACGTTCAACAAAAGTTGTGAACCTTGAAGCTTTAGATAGCGAAGGTGTAGCAACCGATGTGTCAGGTGAAGATCAGCTAGTACAAGATATAGCTGGAGCAATTTGGAGTTACTCATAAGATTATGTGGATATTTGATTTATTAGTATTCGTATTGGCTTTTATTGGATTAGCCAATGTCTTAATTCGCATATACCCTAAGCCACGTAAAGGTTGGAATAAAAAGGTATATGATATTGTAGATTATTTGTCTTTAAGGAAAGGAGTTAAAATTGGCAAAAGAAAATAAAGAAGATGCTGTTTGTAATGAATGCACACAAAAAGATATGCAGATTAAGCAACTAGAGAAGTTAGCTAACTTTTATTCAACAAAAGCTAATCAACTAGAACAGCAACTTGTCTTATCTCAAGACGAACAAAAGATAAACTAAAATGGCAAGGGCTACTGTTTCGCAAGTTAATTCAGACTTGAAGGAACATTTAGCCCAATGTCACGAACAATCAAAAACAGTTTTTTCTACATTACAAGAACTTAAACAGGAAGTAAAAGAATTAAACAATAAAATTGATGTAGCTATATATGCCACAACAGGTTTTTTAGCTGCTACATTAGTTAGTGTTGTATTAGTAGTTTTTTAGGGCAGGTAAGTCTCCTTGTACCCCTTTTATTCCACATGCCTGCCCGCCTTTTCATCTTTATGTATAATTAAGGCATGAGCCTTAACCAAGACACATCATTAAAGATTAGCCTTTCTTATTTGGCACAGATTATTGTGGTGATATCAGTTGCTGTCTATGGTTATGCCAACATAAGTGAACGTATTGAAAAAAATGCCAGAGAAGCTCGTAACATTAGAGGGAATCAAAACAATTATATCTTTCCTGATATTAGAGAACTAGAAGCAAAAACAGTTGAACTAGAACGACAAGTATTTGTTTTGGAAACTGAGATTAATTTATACAAACAAGAAATAGATGGTTTAAGGCAAAGAGAATATGAAAGCCTACAACAATGCGAGAATCCAGGTTAAAATATATATATGAATAAACCATTGAAGATAAATGGAAGAACAGTTAATTAACGAAATTAAAGACCACGTAAAAGAATACGAAGGCTATTCAGCTTTGGTTTACGAGTGTACTGCTGGTTATGCCACTATTGGTTATGGTAGAAACATAGAACAAAAAGGAATAACTAAATCTGAAGCTGAATTTCTACTGCATAATGATCTAGAACAAAGTATAAAAGAAATATCTAACATAGTTAAAGACTTTAATGACTTACCAGATAAAGTCAAACTAGTACTTATAGATATGACTTATAATTTAGGTTTATCTAAACTATTAACATTTGAAAAAATGCTTGATGCAATTGATGCTAAAAATTGGGAAAAAGCAGCTGAGGAATTATTAGATTCTAGATATGCTAGACAAACAAAAAGGCGTGCTAGGATGAATGCTTCTTATTTAATCGCTTGCGGTTATCAAGAGTCCGATTAATCATTTTCAATAGTTCTATAAAATTATCTTCATCCATATCATGTTTCATAATATTGCATCGATATGTAATTAATTGGATATTATCAGGCTCATAACCTTTTTTTGGATCTATTCTATCTATACTGATATTTGTATCAACTTTACCTTGTCCTGTTTTCCATGTTAATTTAGTGTCAGATAGATTACACCTTCCATCTTGTACGTGATACCTTGCATAAATATGGCTTGGACTTATATTCCATGTTAAATCAGCTCTGCTTGTTCTTCTGCTACCAGATACAACTTCATATTTAAGCTTAGCATAAAGTTTATCCATATATGAATATGCGTCTTTGCCTGCTCTTTTTGCACGATATTTATAATCACAAGGCTTACATCTAGCTCTGATCCGTTCTCCGCGGTCTATAAAGGCATTTTTTTTAGTAATTTGTATTCCACAATCTTTACAGAGCTTTATACTTCGTGATACCATGTATGACTAGTTTTATCACTAATATCATATCCTAACATTCTCACAACTGAAACAATGTCTTCAGGGCTTAACCTGTCGTTCGATTTTCTCAGATTAATGTAAATTTCATGTGCTTTATCTAATTGTTGCTCATTCATCTTTAATTTTGCGTATACTAACTGTTTTTTTCCTAATAGTGTAGCCTTCTTTAGCGGGTATTACTTTTTCCGGTTGGTCTTTATAAGTAATAGTGCCCCAATCTAAATTATATTTGCTACTGGTTGCTTTAGTGGAGTTGCCCATCAACTCTTGTAACCTAATTTTGCCTTTAGTAATAATTTCGTTTAAGTTTTTGATTTGATCTTCGCAGCTTGTAATTTGATCACACAGTGATGCAACTTCTTCTGTATCTAAATCTAATAAACTTTCTTTATCTGGTTTTGAATATATAATCTGAGTATCTTTAAGTGTTACTGGAGGATAATAATCTTTTTCTTTTAACCTTCTTTCAAAGTCGAGTATAACTTCTTTAAGTTGTTTTTCAAAAGCAAAATCTCTACGGTATACGCATATTTTTGGCATAGTGGTTCTATGCAATGTACTAATTGCTGCCCAACTATAACCTGTGATTGCCATTAATGCTTTAACTTGCAAAACACCACGATGTAGAGGTGGTTTGCTATCAGCCTCAGGCATTAAAGCTGTGGCCTTAGCTTCTAGTATACCTTTACCATCTAATAATACTTCCTCATCATCTTCTGTATAAATAACATCATTGTCAGGTTTTATAACAATATTCTTAGCATAGGCTATACCATCTATTGATCCTTCTAAAGGATATTCTTCATGCGATACAGCATAAGGTATATCATGTTGAAAATTCTTTAACCCTAGTTTATCAACCGCTAATTGAAGAATAGGCATTTCTAGTCTATCACCCATTTCAGCAGCTACTCCTTTTTCACTTCTAATATTTTTACCAGCTCTAGCATCTAATCTAGACTGCATATATTCATTCCTAGTTTCATAACTAGACTCACCAAATAACGCAGGGAGTCCTGAGCATGATGCGTGTTTATCGTTTGAAAATTTTCCTTGTGCTTTATCCATCTTTGTCCTCGTTTTCAGTTAATAATTTGTGCATGATCCAATAAGCGCCAAGCAGTCCACCCACTGCGCCTAATGGTATTAATAGATAAAAGGCTAATTGCCCTATATCATCAAGAAAGTTTAACCACCAATTATAGGTAGCAATATCCATAGTACCGTTATAAACCATACGTTCTAAGTCACCGTTCATAATATCTCCTTGTAAATTAATTTATACTTTTTTTGTAGTCTTGTACAGTCATATTATTCATATCTAAAACTTTATAATCACTAGGGTGTTCTGACATATTATTAAAACTATCAACCAATTTTAATTTCAGCATATGTTTCTGCCGTCCTTTAGGGTGATCTTTAATACGACAACTTGACCAAACTTTATCACGATCTAAATGTTCATAGTCTGATCCTGGTTTAATATAGTTCTCTACCCATCTTATAAAGTCACAACAAACATCTTCTGCATTATATGGAAATGCTTTTGTATCTTCATATATACGATCCATTATTGAATCTAGGAATTGAAGCTTATTGACGCGTTTTTCTGTTTTGGCTAAATACGATATGCATTCAACAGCATTGCTTCCATAATAGAAGTGGCTACGCTTATTAATGTATTTGGGAAACCAATCAGCAATGTCTGCTAAAAAAGCAGCGTATTGAAACTTATACTTAACTAGACCACGATCATTATTCCACTTAAACATAAATTCCCCTAAGTCTCTAAAGTCAACGTTCTTTTTCTGTTCTATGAAGTTGGCAATATCTTCTGCAAGCTTATCAACATATTCACATAGGAAATAGTCGCCACCTCTTTTATAACCTTTTGTTGGTTTAGGGAAACGGGGAAACTGGTAGCCAATTGAAGTATAGAAGGTTCTTGTTGTTGTTCTAACGAGCTCTTTTATATCTTGTATATCTCTACATACATGCATATCAAACAATAAAGTATTGTGATAGCCTGAAGGTTTTTGCCCGTAATTAATAGCTGAACCTGTTAATCTATGCAATAAAAATACATATAACCAAGTTACCAAGTCATGCTCAACACCATTCCAATTATCAACAATTTGCATTCTTTGTTGTGATGCTGTGTTGTTTTTTATCTTATCTATGTATGGATGTTGATCTGTTTTCTGATAAAAAATATCATTAACAATCTGACTAAAGCCTGCATATTTTCTTTCAACAACATCATATAGCTCAACATTTTCCATTAAATCATCACCAACATTAGATTTTTTATGTGCAATATTTCCTAGATTGCAAAGCTTTTGTTGTTGTTTTGCTAAATCGTAATATCTTAAAAATTCTTCGTAATATTCAGTGAGTATCATGCCAATCCCTATAACTATCAATATACCGATATAAATTTTTATTTATTAATTCAGGCTCAGCACCTACATTCCAAAACAATATGTCTTCATCACTATTTTTAGGTATGTATTTCCAAACTTTACCATCATAAGTTGGCACAGTTGGGAAGGGCGGCAAATTAGAAAGGTCCTCCGACTTTTGAAATAATAAGGAGTCAGATATGACAGAAGACCTCCCCAATTCACCATGTTTAAGATTTCTAGATACAGCAACACTTACAAACTCTGTATTAGGCCAAGCTATTTGTAATGCTCTTGATAAGACACCCGTTGATATTGCAATATAGCATTTATCAGGAGCTTTTATTTGCATTGCAGTTTTTATTATACCAGCTGTAACTAATTCATGTTTAAGACCTAACGGAATAAAGTAAGCATTATTCTCTTCAGCCCATTGTTTTGCAACTAGGTTTAAATTAGGCATTGCTGCTATTCTTTTAAACTTAGGTTTTGCTCCTCTTTCAATACAACATGCTTGATGGTCTGATATTTTTTTACTAGATGGCATAAACAATACAACCTTCTTATTATACTTTTCAGCTACATCTAATAGACTTACTCCAGCTAAACCTACACGAGGCTGCACATAAACTAATGTATCTTGATTGATAGCATTAACTAAAGCGCTTGCACCTCTTACTTTAGTCCCAGTGATTAAATCTTCACGTACAACACGTATACCATCATGTTTTTTTATGACTGGTTTTGGATATGGATCCACCCATTTATTCACTAGGTTTAAATAATATTTTTGACTAAATGTATAGTTATTCATTATTAAGTCATTATTGACATTATCAATTATGTGGTTATTGTGGCTCATAGTATAAAATTATCTCCTATTATATTTCTCATATTTATTTTGGTTCTATTTTGCTTTCTATTTCCTGTTTTGAAATTGATGTACTTATTAAAAAAACAAACTTTATCTTCATTGTTGAGCCAATTATGTCTTTTGAATATATCTTTGGTTTCGCTTTGCAAATATCCCATCATGCAAAACCAATCACCTATTAAATTATCCCTGTCAGGAATCAAATTGCCATTTTCTAATCTAGCTGTTATTTTTATGCCTTGTGCTATATAAGGATAATCAAATATATATGCTAAACCACGATAATGGCCTGGACCTCCTGTAACTTGTGAATTAGGATCAACAATATCTGGATATGCCATAGCGAAATATCTTGATGCATTTTTTGCCATATAACCCCATCTAACATGCCCTCTTTTTTTATAATTTTCATCTAAAATTCGAGCTAATTCCATAATGGTATATTTTCTTGTTTTATACCTTTTATAGATTCTTTTTGCTAAGTTTTTATAATTATATTGGCACTCAATTAAACCTTCTGATATTCTCATACCTTTAGGTAAGAATATTTCATACAAGTCATTTCTACAAAAACTATTAGTAGTTTTAAAATATTCATCACCATAATCCATAAAGTTAATAAATGTTTGGTAGTGTTCATTCGAAAAAGAAAATACTAAACATGTTTGCAATATCTTTTCTATATTTTCAAGACTAGATATATCATATTTTTTTCTTATTTCATAACAAAACGGATGTTCGTCCCAATGAAGTCTATGCGAAAACAAGTGTGGATTGTTAGCTATATATTGATCTTTCCTTGCATCATAGTTATGTAAAAAGGTAATATATTCGTCAATATTATTTTTTACTTTATCTGTAATTTTATACACTAATTTCCCCAGTTGTTTCTTCTATAGTTAATGGGTGCAATGTGTACACTACTATTTAATTCCATTTTTGTTTTGGCATATTCTTCAGGATCCATAAAGTACCAACTCATCGGTGGTTTCACGACATTGTCATAATTATTTTTTAGTATCTGTATGATAGCATGTGTCACTAATTGCCTTTCTTTAACTGCACCATGAAAAGGCTTTCCTTTGTAGTGTCCTGTTTTAGGTATTCTGCGATCAGCATATTCAACAGGAACAGGTGCTGCTATTTCCACATCTATACCAGTTGCATTTCTTAATTGCTCACATTTTTCTATATAAGTCATATAAAGTGCGACAACGTCTGTATTCTTACGCATAATATGATGCCTAACATCTATTGACCCAAAACACATAGTTATTCTATTTAGTTTAGCCAGATTAATATTGTGCAAATAGCTAATAAATGGTATAGCTAATTGACCATATAGTGTTTTACCATCCATTTTATTAATCAAGTCACCTTTTTTAGAAAATGCAGTTGAATGGCTATCACCTATAGTTATGCCCGTATAGTTAATATCATTATGGCATAATGTTTCTACACTTTGACAAAATGCACTTACTTTATTACACCAACTTTCAGTGATATGTTTTGATGTAGATTTTGCATTTAATCTTTTCTTAAACATTTCACCATAATCAGGCATTTTAATATCGAGCGACATAACTTCATTAGCACCCATAAGATTATTAAACTTTCTATAAACATCTTCTGTTAATCCTCCAAATAAATTTAATGACCCTGTAAAATTGACGCCGTGGTCAACATATACAACATCATAGTTATTTATCTTTTCAGAACAGTCATGCTCAATATTTCCAGACAATAATTCTGCCCATTGCAAAGCCCAGCCATAAACATGTGACTTTTTGTTTTTAGGTATATTAGATACCGGATTAGTAACGCAACATTTCATATTCCACCCCTCCTTGTTTGAGTATTTCTTTTGCGTGTTTAAATGACTCTTGCCATTTTATTTTGTAGACTTTTTTAGGTCTAGCTATAACTCTTTTTATTCCTGTTTGTACTATAGCTTTAGCACATTCATGACATACATTTAAGCCTGAGACAAATAATGTACTGTTCTTTAAACTAATACCATTTAAGGTTGCATGGTATATACAGTTCATTTCTGCATGCACAATGTATCTATATTTAGTATCTTGATCCGTATACAAATCTATACTATCATCAAACTTTCTTGGAAAGCCATTGTACCCTTGACTAAGTACTTGACCGTGTTCGCCTATAGCTACACAACCAACCTTAGTCGAAGGGTCTTTACTCCACGCGCCTATATGCCACGCAAGCTCCATGTACCTATGTTTCCAAATAGTCGTAATGTCTTTCATAAACATGTAGGTTTTGTACTTGCCATATAATTTTGCCAGGTTCCATTTCTAAATCACTAGCTAGCATTCTCAATACTTCTTTCTGCCAAGCAAGATCATTCTTGTAACCATATACAGCATCATTACTTCGCATTTGTACGACAGCATTTAATACATCATTTTCAACATAATATGATACGGCATTTGTACATATGAAATCATTCATACCACGCCATTTATAATCATTGTGGATTTCTGGGTAGGTATAAATCATAGTTGCTCTTCTACTATATTTATCTTCTCTTAAAATATCAAGAACATATTCATATTGCGATAGTTCTAAACCTTTTTCATCAAAAATAATTGCACCATAGTTAGAATTGATATTGCCTTCTAAATCTGCAACCTCTCGCCATATAGCAGGCACAGGATCATAATCTAAATCGAATATATTTTTACTTCTAGACTTATACCATTTAATCTCAGCTTCAATATATTTCTTATTAGGTTCAGAGAAAATAGTGTCTTCATCTGCTTCAAAGCTCACACCATATAATGATACTGTAGAGCCTTTCTCGCCTTTTAAGTATTTCTGTTTAAATAAATTTCTTATAGTTTGTACGTTCATAAATCACCTAAATTATCCTTATGTGTTGGCGCTTGCCAAAATTCCGGTTTAACCAAATCAGGTAAGCCTAGTGGGTTAGGCCTACCTTCTTTGATGCCAGGTTCCTTAGACATGTTAGCAACGTGTACTTCTGACCAGGCTTTGTCGATATCCACATTAAACATATCTAACGTTCCTAATGCTACAACAGCTATATCAATTAAAGCATCTACTATCTCCTCCTTGTTATCTTGAGATATAGCAATTTGTAGTTCGTTTAATTCTTCTTGTATAAATGCACCTCTAAACTTAAGGAAATGTTCCTTTTGTTCTTTAGTCCACCATTTACATTGGTCTGTAAAACCATATTTTTCATGCATTTCAGTTAAGTCTCTACTTATCATTTTTCATCTCCTCATTAAAGATATTACGTTTATAATCTTGACCATCAAAACCATAATTGATGTATTTAATTAAGAAAGCAGTATAGTTAATTAAGTCCTTAGCATTATCCTCTAATGATTCATAGTTAGGATTATCTTTAGACTCTAACAAACTCCACAATCTTGTTGTTTTAGTGTGTATCATATTCATGATACTTAGTACTCCTTGTGGATAATAATCCACTTGTTTAACGCGTGATTTAGTATTCTGATAGTCTCTACTTTTCTTTTTTTGTATCTTGAGACAATCTTTGAATATATCAACTATTCTCATTTTTCCTCCTGAATAATAATAGATCATTAAATCTTTTCCAATCAGATTGGTCCATGTCTTTAATGGTTATCTCATTGTATGGTTTATTGTGCTTTTCTTCAAGCATATTACGATTGATATTTTCTAATATCGATAGTATAGGTCTTCTTATATGTTGCATGTTATCTCCTCATTAAATTGTTTTTAAGTATTGTTCAAAAGCTATGTCAGCTTCATTTTGACTAAACTGTTTGAATTCTATTTTTTTAGAATATCTACCTGCGAAACCTTGTATTAACTTATACTCTAAGTCACCATTATCAAAGTCGAATATTACTAACCTTAAACCTTCTTCATTATTTGTAAAGAATGCTGTGGTTGTTTTACATTTTCTACCATTGTAGCTTGTATTTTTATTTTTAGTTTTTACTATTTGCATAGTTATCTCCTTATTATTAAGTAAACTTTCGTTTACATAACTTATAGTACAGTAGTTATATAAAAAAGTAAACAAATATGTACAATTAAATTTATTACTATATTATGTGCTTATGGATGATAGGAAAATGTTAGTCATTGGCAACAAAACTCATACTAGATTAAAGTCCTTTTGTAAAGGATCAGGTTTAGTTATGAGCGCTTTTGTTGATGTGCTAATAAATAATGCTTTAGATAATGAAGAACAATCCAAAAAGGACGCAAGAAGGTCTGTTTAGTTTTAATGATCCAATCTTAAATGAAAGATGTGGACGTAAAGCTATTTACATATCAAAAGAAATATTTGATAAATTAAATGCTTTATCGTTAGAATTAAAAAAGGATCGTAGCGCTTTAGCGGACTATTTCATGTCTTTAGGGGTGAATACAACTACACATTGTCCTGAACAATCTGTTGTATTCGATATTGAGGAGGTAAGATGAATGAAGACGGCTTCATTTCGTATGCACGTTCTTACTACTATTGTTGTAAGGACGAACGTAGATTGTATGGTGAGGAATTCCTAACCCTGCAATTTAATGATTATTTAACCGAAAACTTTTATTGGTTATTTCCGAAATATTGGGATGAATCAATAAAAGCTTTTTAAACGAGGAGATTTTATGTCTTTTTTGCAATTAAGCAATGAGTCTGATGGACTCTATATTAAGCATCATTACCAGCTTGGAAAGTTTGTTGTTAATGATGAACCTGTAGATTTTGATTACTTTTTACTTTCCCCCGATTTCTATACTGGCTGGGGTAAATACGAAGGCCAATATGAATGGAAATGGGATCAAGTACAAGGTGTAGCAAGTGGCGATAAAGCTGAACTTTATGAACAAGGGTTTCAAAGAGCTTTTTCTGTCCAGTTTTACATCAAAGATAAAGGTACTTACTTATGGCAACGTTTTAGTAAAGCCGAAGGCCGAGCATTTGATCAAGTTATGACGGATGCATGGTCAAGTAAAGAAGATGGTAAAGTAGTTTGTGCTAAATATGAAGGCTCAGAAAAAATTACTTTATCAGGTGGATCTAAAATGTTCGTACCTAATTTAAAATTCGAAAAATGGGTGGCAAAACCTTCTGATTTTGGAGAATTAGTAGATGTTGCAGAAGCAACTAACAATGAATCTTCAAATAATGAAGATCACGACGGCATTCCATTTTAATGAGCAGGTCTGGTCAGGATTATCATTATTCATACGACACTCCCGATCTTGATCAGGCCAGCACTAATACAAAACTGTGGGTAGAAAACTTAGGAAGCATTCTTAAGAAAGAATATCCAAAGCCTGAACCTTTGATTGATGGCTTGTTATATACAGGCGATCAAGCATTGGTTTTTGGTAAAGCAGGGAGTGGAAAATCGTATATTACCATGAAGATGATGCTTCATCTTGCAATGGGTAAAGATTTCGCATTCTATACAATTCCTAAACCTAAAAAGGTTTTATATGTCGATGGTGAAATATCTCCTGAAATGATTCAGTCAAGGTATTTAAAAATGAAGGCACCTTTAGAAGATATTAATAAATGGAAACAAGCTTGCGAAAACTTAATGTATATATCACGGTTTCTAACACCTCAAAGCAAAGAGCTTAATTTAGAGACTGGTGAATATGAAATAGATGATAATAGTGAAATAAGCTTACGCACATTGGAGGAAAAGCGTAATATGCAACAACTTATGAATACCATAATTGTTATGGAACCAGATGTTGTTGTTCTAGATAATATTTTTACACTATTTGCATTTGAAGACTATTCATCTCCTACAGAATGGATTCTACATGTTATGCCTTTACTTAACTTTTTACGTAAAGAAAATATAGCTTGTTGGATAGTAGATCATGCAAATAAAGGTAATGGTTTATTTGGCACTATGTCAAAACAAGTCACTTTAGACCTTTTGATACGACTTGAATCTGAACGTCAAGAAATTGATATACATGATGAACAAGATGAAAAGGGTATTGACTTCTCGTTTAAATTTAGCTTTGAGAAAGCAAGACGCTTAACAAGCATACAACAACAAGAAGTTGATTTTGAAATGATTAATGGTGATGTGGTATTAGCTGAAAATAGAGATCGTACACAATTAGCATTAGCTAAAAAGTATTACGAACAAGGTTTAAGCTTACGTGCCATATCCGAAAAGATCATGGAAGAAATATCTTACAACATCTCTTATTCTAAAATTAAAAGATGGGCAGATAAAGAAGGTTGGGAGAAAGGAGAAGAAAGTGCAAATTAACGTACATATACCCCCTTATTATATAAGGGGGGTATTATGTAACGATATATTTTGCTGGCCGAAATGTCTATCCAAATCGCCTGCAAGTATTATTTTTATTGACTTGTTATTTTGTTTTATTAAAAAAAGTATATTTAAAACAATATTAAAAGTGAAACGACTGAGTGAAACGACTAGATTATGACTACTTTACGTAATAAAAAAGCTTATTTAGATAGTTTAGATATAGCAGCAGGAGGTAGAGTTAATTGGAAGAAAATGCTTCCAAGTTTAAATGGTAGATATACCGATATAGATAAATTACATACGGAAGGTAAATACTTTTTGTTCTTTGAACAGAAACATGTAGGCTTTAAAAATAGCCCAAATAGAAACCAACTATTTATATTCGATAAATTTATCAGATTAAATAAAGCATTAGGTTATACAGCATTTAGTTATATCATTGTTAAACAAGATGGAGATTATGATTCCGATGAAGAATATGTAACAGTAGGTGCAGACTATAACATTCATGATATAACAGGCACTACAGTTTGTGACGATAAAGGGATTGATACATTAGTAAAATTATGGCAAAAAGGAATACAGCATTAAACAAACAAATTAAAGGATCGCATTATAAAGAGTATGCAATACAACCAGTAGAGTATTGCCAGCGTAATAAGTTGAATACGTGTGAAGCTAATATTGTAAAATATGCAACACGTCATCAAGATAAAGGTGGAGCTGATGATGTAAGAAAGATAATACATTACGCACAATTATTATTAGAATTAGAGTATGCAGATAAAAATAAGAGATAACTATAAGCAATTCATTAGTGATCTAAAAAGAGTAGAGAAGAAGCAAGTACCATTTGCTTCAATGAGAGCTATAAACAAAATTGGTCCAATGATGCAAAAGCATTACAAACTTAAGATGCGTAAAGTGTTTAACAATCCTACGCCATTTACAGAAAGAGCATTTGGTTTTTTTAAAGCAAATTTAAGAACATTAACAGGAGTATTCTTTATTAAGTCTTTACAAGAAGACTATCTAAAATATCAAATAGACGGTGGTATTAGAAGCACAGGTAAAAAAATACCGGTACCTTTTTGGAATGCAAGACTAAATAAATACGGAAATATTATTGGTAAGCGTTCAGGTTTGATAAAGAAGGACACGCAATTTATAGGTAGAGTTAAAGGAGTTGATGGTGTATTCGAGAGACAAAGATCAGGACCTCCTAAATTACTATATATGTTTCATGATAGTGTTAGCTATAACAAAGGGAGGTTTGATTTCTTTGGAATAGGTCAGGATTTCATAGATAGATACTTCAAAAAATTGCTTCGACGTGAAATAAAAAAGGCGGTGAAAAAATGAGGGCCGGGCTATATAGTTACTTTGGAGGCATAGGTTCGTGGGT